GTCAAAAAGGCGTAAAGATTAAAAAAGGTAATCCAAAAAGACGTAGAAGTTTTAGAGCAAGACACAACTGTGATAATCCAGGACCACGTCACAAGGCACGTTATTGGTCATGTAGAAAGTGGTAAATTATGAAGATATTTGAAGTAGTAGAACCAAATTTTGATTTAATTGATGATACAAGTTTTTTTATGCGTAACGACCCTGAGTTTTATCGCAAAGAATATTTTCCGGCAATGGCGAGTATGGCTGATATGCACGAAAAGGGCAAAGTAATAGATGCAAAGAAAAGTCTAGGTAAATTAGTTGACAATGGCTGTTCAAGTTATTGTAAAAAATATAATCTTGCAAAAAATCCTGAAGAACTCTTTACACAAGAAAAAAGAGATGCTATTATAGATAAACTATTTGGCGAAGAAATGGAACAAATAAAACAAGGCGAGTACAAATGAAACTTAGAGAATTATTTGAGGACAAAGCCACTAAGATAATAGCTGTTATGGCTGGAGGATTTCATCCTTTTCATCCAGGTCATAAAAGTTTGTATGATTGGTCTGTTGAAACATTTGGCAAAGACAATGTATATGTTGCCGCAACCAACGACACAAAAGCAAGACCATTTCCTTTTGATGTGAAACAAGAATTAGCAGGCATGGCAGGCGTTCCTGCAAATAGATTCATGCAAGTAAAGTCACCTTTTAATGCTTTATCTTATGATAATATTTTAGGAGACAGTTCAAAGACAGCACTTGTGTTTGTAAGAAGTGAAAAAGACAAAGCAAGTCATCCTTTACCAGATCAAGTTCGTAAAAGTGACGGTAATATGGGTTACTTAATATCCTACACAGGCACTGACGATTTACAAACAGCAGACACGCATGGGTATCTTGCATACGGACCTACAATAGATTTCAATTTCAGTGGCATGCAAATTAAAAGTGCAAGCGAACTTAGAGCAGCTTGGCCACAGATGGCACCTGAAGAAAAATTAAAAGCTGCAGAATTAATGTATCCTGGCAATGCACAAAAAGCAAGTGACCTGTTAGATGATGCATTAGGTACAGAACCTGCAGAAGAACCTATACAAGAGGAAGTTGGAGATAGTTTACCAGATAAAATAAAAGTAATTAAGCCGCAGAATCCTCCAAAAGCACCAGATGCTACTATACCAATTAGTAGAAACGGTTATACTACAGACGATGGAATAACCTACAAACAAGACAAGTATGATGATAAACTAGTGCATGTAAGTGACGGTGGAGGCGATTATACATTTGACGGTGCACGTATCGTAAAATGGAAGACTCCAAGAATCGGCGGATTACAATACATCTACGATTATGTTCTCCGTAAGATAACAGTAAATTTTGATACAGATGCTCTTGTTCCTCAACCAGGTAGTAATGAACCAATACAGGTTGGAACAGGCAAAGGAGACACTAACATAGGCCAAAGTGCAACATATGATTTCAAAGGAAACAAAATAGCAGACTCTGGATCTGTAGAGGTAGGAGCTGGCGGTTTATCACTAAACAAAAACAAGTCAGGAGTGACTATTAAAAATGCATTGTTCGATCCTGGTAATAATGTAACAATGATAGCAAAATCTAATGCTAAAAAATTAGAAAAATTTGGCAAAGAAAAATATAAAGCAATATTAGATAAAGAGTTAGGATTATTGAAGCAATTTTCTATGGGCAGAGCTGTTCCTGGTACAGATTATAAAAAAGTAACCCAACGTCTTATGTCAGTAGCAGACGTAAGTTTTAGAGATGCCAGTGGTAAAAGTATTCCTGCTAGACAAGCAATCGCAGGAGCACAAAGCTGGTGGGATTCTTTAAACAAAACTAATAAAAATAGAAATGCTAAAATAGCAAAACAACGAGCACCGCAAACAGGACAGTAAAATGTATACAAGTATTGATGAACTTAAGAAACTTGCTGGTGTAAACGAATTCAAAGGTTACACAGAGTACACTCTTGAGAACATCAGTGATGCAGCAAACGCAAATGCTAAAAAGATGCGGGATAAAAATATTAGACCAGGTGACCCAGAGTGGTTTAGACTTTGGTTTAGTCTACCTAAAATGACTAACATGCCTAAAGGTTTTAGAGGGCGTAAAAAATGAATATACGTGACATAATCAAAGAAGAGCCTAAAGGCGCAGAACTATTTACTGATCCTGCATCACCTAGTGACAAAGATAATTTTGTTATTCAAAAACCTGAAGATGAAATAATTACTAAAGGTAGCGATATTGAAGTAAAAAAAGCACAGAAACAATTTTATAAGAGTTTAGAATTACTTCAAGGCAGTGCTAAAATGCTTAAAGATTTGGGTATGTCTGATGATAAACTTGATAAAAAAATTAACGACCTTATAACATATGGTTTAGAAGCTAAATTTATAAGGGCGTTGTAATGAGATTTAAAAATATTAAAGAAGGTGTAGGACGAATTACAAAACAGAATCAAACTGTTGACGTTGGTCCTAAAGAAATTACAAAACAGGCCGCAAAATTTGGTAACAAAGTAGACAAAGACGGTCGACCGCCTACACTATCTAAAAAAGTAAAAGGATCTAGCACAAACGTTTTGTTTAATCTAGGACTTGCAGAATCTATTAAATCAAAAACTGTAGATAATTATAAAAGTTTTATAGGGTTTTGCTGTAAAGAGCTAGGTGCAAAGACGCCGCCAAATATAAGACTCACAGCAAGAGAATTACCTGAAACTTTTGGCTATTATGATATAGACGAAAATGCAATTACTGTAAGTTACGCTAGACGTCATCAGATGGATGTAATGCGTACTATTGCACATGAAATTGTACATCATGTACAACGTGAAAACAAAGAAGATTTAGACGGAGCCGACGGAAGTATTGACGAAAATGAAGCAAATGCACGAGCAGGAGTAGTTTTAAGAAAATGGGCATCCAAAAAGCCACATTTATTTTCAGAATCAGTTGACAACTTATATGAAAGTGTGTTATACTATAGGCAAATGAAAGAAAATTTAGGAGAGATAGCACAGTCAACAGAAATATATGTAGATATGGACGGAGTGCTTGCTGACTTCTTTGGTGAATGGGCTAAACTAATGAATGTAGACCATTTTACTAAGATTGATAAAGAACATAAAATCGGCGATGCACTACAAAAAATTAGAGACACAGATGAATTTTGGTTAAACTTGCCTTTGCTACCACAAGCAAAACAATTACTTGCTGTTATAAAACAAATCAAAGGTTCATATAATATTTGTAGTTCGCCTTTAGCAGATGATCCTAATTCAGAACCACACAAGCGGCAATGGATAGAAAAGAATTTAAGTTTTTTTCCTCCTAAAAAGGTTATTATTACAAACGATAAGCCACAGTACGCAACACAGCAAGATGGTACTCCTAATATACTAATTGACGACTTTGGTAAAAATGTAGATGCTTGGGAAGCAGCTGGAGGAACAGCATTTAAATATAAAGATCATAAGTTTGAAAGAACAGCAAAAGCAATACAAAAGCACATGGGAGAGCCTGTTACAGAACAAAGTAAAGCAGGTGAGCTTGCAAACAAGAAAGCTATACCATATGACTTTCCAATAAAAAAAGAAATTGCAGATCTAATTATTACAGCATATCCAGATATAAAAAAGATATGGTTATATAATGAAAAATTCGGCATTTTAGGATTTAAAACTACAGACGGTCCTATGGTACGTAGAATACAAAGACAAATGCAAAAAGATGGTTATCCTATTGATGATGATGGAGTAATGGGTGCTAAAACACAAAAAATGTTTAACCATTGGATAGGTAATGTTGTAACATATATAAAACACGACTATTTAAACGAGCCAGTAAACGAGATAAGTACTATAGAAGAAAACTTTGCCGACGGTAAAAAAAAAGGTAAAAGTAGACCAGGGCGTGTAAAACGTTCAGGTGCAAGTTGTAAAGGAAGTGTAACAAGCCTACGTAAAAAGGCAAAAAAAGCAAGTGGCGAGAGAGCTAAAATGTATCACTGGTGTGCTAATATGAAGGGCGGTCGCAAAAAGAAAAGGAAAAAGTCATGAAAATATTTGAAGTAGTGGAACCTATGGATCAAGCAACTAGACAAAAAAAGATCCAAACATTGAATAAACTTAATGCACAAGCAAAAGGTATTACTGACAAACTTGCATCTGGCGGTGAAGTAGATAATAACAAAGATTTGCCTGTACTTTATAATCTTATGAAAGAAGTTACATCAATGAATATGATTGCAGAGTTTAAAGGTGTAGTGCAAGCAATGATGGCAAAAATTAAAGAAGGCTTAGATAGTTATTTGTACGGCAAGCGTCATGATTATGTACAAGGAATATACGATGAACTAGCCGCTACTATTCCGCAACTAGAAAAACAGGCTGCTCAGTATGATAAAGAAGTAGTACAGCCTGGAAAACAAGTAAAATTAGGAAGAATGGATGTACCTGAAGATACAACAGCAAGTTCACTAGCAACTGCAGTTGGTAATGTTGGAGGCAAGCCGCTGAGTCGCACAATGTATAATGCGGACGGAACTATGAAAAACGGTGCTGATTTTGATAATTTATTAGGCGGCAAAAAGAAACCTAAGAACAAGAAAAAGACATAAATACTACTATTAAAGTATTCGGAGATAAACATGACTAAAAAACTAAAAGAAGGCGGATTAGGAGATTTAGCAAACGCAGCAGAACGTGACCATGAAGTTCAAATGGCTCGTGCTGATTTGTATAAAATTGCCAAGTATGCTATTAAGCTACATGATATGCTAAAAACAGTCTCCGAAGCTGAAGGCATTCAAGGTTGGCAACAATCTAAAATTACAAAAGCAGCAGACTACATGGGATCAGTATACCATGCAATGGATTATGACATGAAGTTTGCAGAATCTAAAAGTACAAAAAATGTTCTAAAGCGTTCTAAGTCAATGACAGAAGCATCCTACTTAGAAGCAATGCAAGCTAAAGTTGCTAAAAAAGTATCTGAAAGCATAGACGTTTGTTCTGAGTGTGGCAAGCCAAGTTACACAACACTTGACGAAGAAAAGCAAAAAGGTGTTGACGGCAAAGTATGCTGGAAGGGCTACAAGCGCATGGGTACTAAGAAAAAAGGTGGCAAAACAGTAGATAACTGCGTTAAGATGTAAAATGAGAGTTTCTGAAGGTATATTTGACTTTTTCAAAGGTAAAGAAAAAACATTAGCAGACGATCCAGAATACAAGGGTTGGCTTAAAATGTATATGAAAAATAAAGACGTTGCAGCAATGCACAAGCGTCATAAAGAATTTTTACAATTTTTCCAACAAGCAGACACAAACGAAAATATGGTTACAGACCTATTTAAAAACATGTGGAATAATAATGCTCCTGCAGAACAGTATGCAGAATATTTAGAATTTGCAAAAAGAAAAATGAATTATACTAGAGATAAAGATCTAGTTATAAAACTTAAAAAACAATTTCCAGAGTTAAGAGATAACGTTACTGATTTAAATAGAGTCATGAACGATATTAAAAATTTAAGGAAAAAGCGTAATGTCTGATTTTTACAAAATGAGTGCAATGATGAAAGACTTGTTTCCTTCAAATCCCCAAGCGGACAAAGAAGCACTTATGAACATGGCAGGTAAAACACCCGAAAGTGCTGAACCTACAAAAAATTACATACAAGAAAGTGCAGATGTTGCTGAAGGTAGTCTAGCAATAGACAAAGACTATAGCATAAGCGACTTTGCAAAGTTAGCAGGTATACAACTTAACGAAACACAAAAAGAAGGTCCTGCAGGACAATTAAAAGGCAAAGACGCTATTGCAAAACAGTCTGCAATGACTACAAAAAATCCTACACGGGATAAACTTGTAGGCGAAGAGGACGATCCTTTTATCAAAGCCGTAGACAATAGTTTTGGACAAGGAACTATTGCAAAAAAAATTGGTTTCAGTCCTACAGGTGAATTATACAAAGCAATTTATCGTGCTATAAAAGCTGTAATGCCAGAAGCCGACGAAGCAGAAGTAAAAAAAGCGGCAAATGCTGCTGCGGATAGTATGCAAGAATCTATACAAGAACGTGAACTTACTAAGCCAGAAGAAAAAGAAAAAGAACGTATTGTAAAAGGCATGAAAAAAGCCAAAGGCGATTTCAAAGATCGCTATGGAGATGATGCAGAAGCAGTTATGTATGCAACAGCAACAAAAAATGCTAAAAAGAACGCAGAATCTTCTATCAAAGAACAATTACTTAAAGCATTAAACGATCTAAAATAACCAGTGTTAGCGTATAAACAAAAGTAATTTTGTAAATACTTGCATGGACCCAGAGGACATAAAAGAAGCATACCGACTTTTTTGGTTGGTTAAAGGACACATAGATATATCGGAACAAACAGCTATAGACTCTGCTCCTGGATATTTCAAACGTTTATGGTTAGCTGGTAGCAATGGTGCTCCACTAAGCGACTATGAAGTAGGGTTTGAAGAAGCCTACAAAAAACACTTGACAAATCAAAGCAATTAATATATAATAAGTAGAAACTAAGGAGAAAACTATGAGTTCACGCACCTATGGCGCAGAAGAAAAGGCTAAACTAGAACGCTTAATCAACGAAGGCGTAACAGTATTACAAGAAGTTGAAGATTTAAATACAGGCTTAAAAGACACAGTAAAGGCTGTAGCAGAAGAATTAGATATCAAACCAAGTCTTATTAACAAAGCAATTAAAATTGCACAAAAAGGCGAATGGACAAAAGTATCTGAAGAATTTGATGATTTAGAAACACTAGTTGTTACAGTAGGAAGAGATAAACTGTAGTGCAAAAAATAAAAGACTTTTGGATTAACAGTTACAAATCTGATAAGGTTGCATTTGCATTTGAACTTGTCAGTTTTATTTTTACAGTCGGCGCAAGTATGACGCTGGCTATCACAGCAAAAGATCCTAACATGTTAATAGTTTATCCTGCATTTTTTGTAGGAAGTGTTACACAATGCTATGCCGCAACAAGACGAGGCGCGGCTTGGGTAATGTTATTGACAGGATACTTTGCTATTATAAATGTATTTGGATATGGAGTAGCAGCAACGTGGTGGTAAAACCTTATCAATGGCTTGCTTGGCTTAGTACAGGCTGTTTGTTAATAGCCGCAACAATGGCCGCATTTAATATATATCCTTGGTACATATATGCTTTTATAGTAAGCAATAGTCTTTGGGTACTTATAGGTGCCCTTTGGAAAGAAAACAGTTTAATTGTACTTAACGCTGGGCTAACCGTAATTTATGTTGCAGGTTTGTTGTTTTAATAAGTACTTATAACGCCAATAGCAATAGCTAGGCAAGTAGAAGGTTAAGTTGGCCACAAGCAACGGAGAATAAATGTTTAAAAAAGAAAAGAAAGTCAAGCTGACTTTTCATACCCATCAGCCACAACAGCTGATAGATATGTTCCCCCCAAAACTAGCAGGACAATCGACTCCAGACTGGTTTAAAACTTTAAAAGTTTCAAAAAATACATTATTCCCTAACATGAATAGTTGTCCGGGTATGGTAGACTTGTTTAAGAATACTATAAACATTCCGTTGTGGCAAGATATTCGTATTAAATATGACAATGGTATTATTAAAGATGTAGACATTCCTGGCGTACCTAAGGGTGAAGAAATACATTTTGTGCAACAACATGTACCAGAACAATGGAATCATGCATTTAAAGGTTATACACATGTAAAACTTATGAGTCCTTGGTTAGTAACAGCCGAAGGACCTTGTAGAGATCTTCCGTTTCTAATGCATAACCCAAGTTGGCACAATACAAAACAACTAGGACAATTTAATTTACTGCCAGGCGAGCTTAATTTTGCATATCAGTCAGCTACAGCCGTTAACATGTTTTTACAACCTACTGTAGGACCATCTGAAATAACACTAGAGGCAGGAAATGTAATAACATACTTGACTCCGTTGCAACATGATGTTAAAATAGAATTAGAAGTTAAATGGTGCACCGAAGAAGAATGGCGAAGGCTTTTAAAACATCAATTTACTTTTGATGGATTTTATAGAAAAACAAAAAAATGGTTAAGTAGGAACAAAACATGAGTTATGTAGACGCACACTTTGATCGCGACTCAGATATTATTAGAGTTGTTGAGCGCAAGGATGGCAAAAGACATTATCACGAGTATAATGCAAAATACACATTTTATTATGAAGATCAAAGAGGCAAATACAAAAGTGTTTATGGAGACCCTTTAAGTCGTATTGTGTGCAAAAACACAAAAGACTTTCGCAAAGAGGTTGCTATTAACAAAGGCAAGAACTTATTTGAAAGCGACATTAATCCTATATTCCAATGTTTGAGTGAAAACTATCTTAATCAAGATGCTCCTAAACTAAACATTGCTTTTTTCGATATTGAAACAGACTTTGATCCAGAACGTGGCTTTGCTGATCCTGCAGATCCTTTTATGCCTATTACTTCTATCTCTGTATACTTACAGTGGATGGAAACAATGGTATGTTTGGCAGTTCCGCCTAAGACACTTACAATGGATCAAGCAAAAAAAGAATTAGAAGGCATTGAAAATGTAATGCTGTTTGAAAAAGAAGGTGATATGATTGACACTTTCTTAACATTAATTGAAGATGCTGATATTTTATCAGGCTGGAACAGTGAAGGATATGATATTCCGTATACTGTAAATAGAACAAGTCGTGTACTAAGTAAAGATGATACACGTAGATTTTGCCTATGGGGTCAACTTCCAAAGAAAAGAGAATATGAGAAGTATGGTAAATCAGCTGTCACCTTTGACCTCATAGGCAGAGTACATTTAGATAGTTTAAATTTATATCGTAAATACACATATGAAGAAAGACACAGTTACAGACTTGATGCCATTGGTGAAATTGAAGTTGGGGAAAATAAAGTACCTTATGAAGGCACTTTGGACCAGTTGTACAACAATGACTTTAGAAAGTTCATCGAATACAACATACAAGATACCGCACTACTGGACAAACTGGACCAAAAACTAAGATTTATTGATCTTAGTAATGAACTTGCACACGCAAATACAGTTTTGCTACAGACCACTATGGGTGCTGTTGCAGTTACAGAACAAGCGATTGTAAACGAAGCACATCATAGAGGTTTACAGGTACCGAACAGGAAACATAGAGATGATGAAAACACACAAGCTGCTGGTGCTTATGTAGCATTTCCTAAAAAAGGTTTGCACAAGTGGATTGGCTCAATGGACTTAAACAGTCTATATCCTAGTGTTATTAGAGCTCTTAATATGGCTCCTGAAACTATCATTGGACAAATTCGCCCAGAAATATCTGACGCCCGTGTACATGAAGATATGACGCTGAAAAAGAAATCATTTGCAGGTAGTTGGGAAGGACGCTTTAGTACAGAAGAGTATGAAGCTGTCATGGAACAAAAACGTGACGTTGCACTTACTGTGGATTGGGAGAATGGCGGTAGTGATGTAATGTCAGGTGCAGAAATATACAAACTTATCTTTGATAGTCATCAACCATGGATGCTTAGTTCTAACGGTACTATCTTTACAACAGAATTTGAAGGTGTTATTCCTGGTATACTTAAACGTTGGTATTCAGAACGTAAAGACCTACAAGCACAACTAAAAAAAGCAAAAGACGCAGGCAATGCTATTGAAATTGAGTATTGGGATAAGCGTCAGCTAGTTAAAAAGATTAACCTAAACAGTTTGTATGGTGCTATTCTTAATCCAGGTTGTAGATTCTTTGACAAACGTATTGGGCAGAGTACAACATTAACAGGACGTACTATTGTTAAACACATGTCAGCAGAAGTAAACAAAGTTATTACTGGCAAATATGATCATGTTGGTGATGCAATGATATATGGTGATACTGACTCTTGTTACTTTAGTGGTTATCCTGTACTAAAAGAACAAATTGATTCAGGACAAATACCTTGGGACAAAGACAATGTAATTAAATTATATGACCAAGTATGTGAAGCGGCCAATGAAACGTTTCCTGAGTTTATGCTAGATGCATTTCATTGTCCTAAGTCACGTTCAGATGTTATTGCAGCGGCTAGAGAAATTGTTGCTGAAAGCGGATTGTATATTACTAAGAAACGTTATGCGGCTCTAGTTTATGACATTGAAGGCTTTAGAAGTGATACAGATGGTAAAGCTGGAAAAGTAAAAGCAATGGGCTTAGACTTGCGTAGATCAGATACGCCTGTGTTTATGCAAGAATTTTTGAGTGAACTATTACTTATGGTGCTTACAGATAAGCCACAAGAAGAAGTACTACAACGTATTACAGAATTTCGCAAAGAGTTTAGTGAACGCCCTGGTTGGGAGAAAGGTTCGCCTAAACGTGCAAACAAGATTGGGCATTATCAAAGATTAGAAGAGAAGCAAGGCAAGGCAAATATGCCTGGTCATGTAAGAGCAAGCATTAATTGGAATACACTGAAACGTATGAATGGTGACAAGTATTCGCAAGAAATCGTCGACGGTATGAAAGTTATTGTTTGTAAACTTAAACAGAACCCGTTGGGTTATACATCAGTTGCGTATCCAACAGATGAATTGCGTATACCAGATTGGTTCAAAGAATTGCCATTTGATGATGCGGCAATGGCAGAAACAATTATTGATAA